AAGCCATCGATGCCATAAACATTGCTCTACAAAATGACCGCAAGGTAAATGAGAAAGAGTATCAGCACGTTACAGAAACTCTAACCGCACTTGATGATGATGTGGATGCCAATGAGAAGTGGCTTCTAGACCAGACCGAAAAGTTCTGCAAAGACCGAGCGGTGTATAATGCCATTATGCAATCGATTCAAATCATTGATGGCGAAGACAAGGTACATTCGCAAGATGGTATTCCTTCCATTCTCCAAGATGCATTGGCAGTTGGGTTTGATAACAACGTAGGACATGACTACATTGATAACGCCGAAGACCGTTTTGATTTCTATCACCGGGCAGAAACTAAGTTGCCGTTTGACCTCGAGATGTTCAACAAGATTACCAATGGTGGTCTACCAAATAAGACATTGAACATTGCTCTTGCTGGTACTGGTGTTGGTAAATCTCTGTTCATGTGCCACATGGCTGCAGGTGCATTGGGTCAGAACAAGAACGTTTTGTATATCACCCTAGAAATGGCAGAAGAACGTATCGCAGAACGTATTGATGCCAACTTGATGAACGTCAACATTCAAGAACTCAAAGACCTATCTAAGTCAATGTTCGACCAGCGGATTGCGAAGATTCGTTCGAAGACAGAAGGTCGTTTGATTGTCAAAGAATATCCAACAGCCAGCGCCCATGTTGGCCATTTCAAGGCTCTATTGAATGAACTCCAGTTGAAGCGAAACTTTAAACCAGATGTCATCTTCATTGACTATCTGAATATCTGTGCCTCAAGCCGCTACAAAGCATCTTCTGGTGCCAACTCTTACACTGTCATTAAGGGTATCGCAGAAGAACTCCGTGGTCTGGCTGTAGAGTTTGATTTGCCAATCGTCTCTGCTACTCAGACAACCCGTAGTGGTTATGCCAATTCAGATGTTGAATTGACAGATACATCGGAATCATTTGGTCTACCAGCTACGGCTGACTTGATGTTTGCCCTTATCGCAACAGAAGAACTTGACAAGATGGGCCAGTTGATGATAAAGCAGTTGAAGAATCGTTACAACGACCCGGGTATGAACAAACGCTTCATGGTTGGTATCGACCGTGGTAAGATGAAACTGTATGACTTGGAAGATGATGCTCAGGCTGGTATTATGGACTCTGGACAAGACGATGTTCCAGTGTTTGAAAATACTACCATTGGTAAGCGAAGAGATTTTTCAAAGTTTGAGTTTTAACTTGACAAACTGTTATAAATGTAGTATACAATAGTTATGCGCCCGTAGCTCATCTGGATCAGAGCGCGAGACTTCTAATCTTGAGGTAGTAGGTTCGAGTCCTACCGGGCGCACCAGTTTTTAGGAAATATTATGGATAATGAACTCAAATTAGTAGTGTCATCTTTTATTTGGATAAATGTTGGCAGTCAAGATTTGCCTCTGTGGAAAACAATGGGTGGTAAAGAATACATTATAAAGTATTTTACTGGCGACCCTACTTTTGAAATGATTAACGAGGAACTTGATAAAGTTGCCCACATGTTTGAAGGTGGTGATTCATTCACTAGAGAAACCGTTGCTGGCTTTGAAATTTATTATGCAGATGCGCCCACAAATTCTGAAACATTTCAAGTCAATCTAAATGGCGCAATCGATTTTCCTCCTATCGACCTCACTACAGTGGATGTGACCGAAGAATTGAGTGCCATACTGCCATAAAAATACCGCTTGACATTCCCTCAGAATCTGCTATTATGTAATAGTAGACAGAAAAGAGAGAATGTGATTCGAAAGTATTATAAATATAGGGTAATCAATAGAGATGAGACCCTTATGTTATCCTTTACACAATTTATCACTGAGGCTACCCATACTGGTGGTATTGCTCATATAGAGCATCCCTCTGATAGATCATTTGATAGTCAAGACGCTGCACACCACGCATTGGAAACTCTGCGTGGTGTTGCACGTGGGAAAACACCATCTACTCGTAAGATAGATGATAGAATGTCTTTCCATGTAATTCGCACACCAGATGGTAAGATTGGCGTCAAGTATAAGGGTGCTGGTTCTCACTACAACTATTCTGCCGACGATATTGAAAAGCAACATGGCCATAAACCTTATCTTGTTGGTCCTCTGAAAGCACTTCATGCCCACTTAGGTAAAGTTATTCCGAAAACGCCGGGTGAATATCAAGGTGGTTATATGAGCCAGCCACATGAGCGGTCCGAACATTCTTCGCATATTTCCCACGCTCCTAACACGATTGAATATCGTGCAGATGCTGGCAGCGAAGAAGCAAAGAAGCTAAAGAGGTCCAAGGTCAGCGTTACTATACATACGGAGCTAAAGGGTCCAGAAAGAACTGCGCACCCTATCACGGACATGTCGCGGTTTCAATCACATCCTGATGTTCATATGGTACAACATCTTGTATCAGATAAAGAACGTAAACTCCACACTAAGGTTAAGTCCCAAGCAGAAGAGCATCTGACTGCGGCAGAAAAGTTGATGAAGGGTCACACATATGACCATCTACCTGGCCATGAAACGCACCTAAGAACATATATCAATAGAAGCGTTACAAGTGGCGAAAAACCTTCTGCGGAGGGGTATAGAAAGCATTTGCAGACGGCACACCAGAAACTAATAGATGCCGTCAAGACTCCGGCTGCTAAAGAGCGCAAGACTGCTACTATGAATACTCATCTATCTCAAGTAGATGCCAACAAGAAGCACTTTCAAAGATCGTTTCAGATTCACCATCACCTGCAACAAGCGACAAATCATCTTGCTAGAGGATTGGATAGCGGCGGTGGCGGTGGGTTCTCGACACACATTAATGGTGCAGCCGCCGGCGGCGAAGGCTATGTTGCTCATGGTCTAAAGGTAGTTGATCGCGAAGGCTTCTCGAAAGCTAACCGCGAACGTAGCGCCATACTAAGAGCTAGTAGAGGTAAGAAATGAGCGAAGTCCACCATCATATCACGCAAGGTAGAATGAACCCAATCACGGTGGGTCATGAAGCTGTTGTAAACCAGGTGCGTAACACTGCTGGCTCACACGGACATACCATCGTTCTTACTGGCACACATGATGCTAAGAAGAATCCTTTGACGCCCGAACAGAAGTTGAAACATGCTAAGAGGGCATTTCCGGGTGCCAATGTTCGTCTGTTAGACAAAGAGCATCCAACTCTATTGCACCAAATGTCAAGACTTCATAGTGAAGGCGTTACCCACTTACACTTACACGTTGGTTCGGATAGGGCCCATGAGTTTCATGCCCTTGCGCATAAGTATAATGGCAAAGAAGGTCGTCATGGCCACTACAACTTCAAAAAGATTACGATTCATACCGTTGGTAAAGAACGTTCGGATGCCGATACAGGTGTAGCCGGTGCATCTGGTACTAAGATGCGTCAACATGCGGCCGCCGGTAACGAAAAAGAATTTCATAAGATGGCACCTAGTGCAATGTCCACAAAGCATAAGAGTGAACTCTATAAAGATGTCCGTCATGGTATGGGACTTCATGAAACATTCTCCTTCAAACAATTTCTAGGAATCTGAGATGGGCAAATTTCTAACATACCTTAAAGATATGATGTCAGACGGTGGTAATCCATCGACTAAACGTATGGTAGCAGTTGTATCAACTCTGCTTATTGCTACTGGTTATATTGCAAATCTATTCTGGGACTTCACCATCGAGGAATTCATCTTCAACGGCGTAATGTATATTGTTATCGGCACTCTTGGTATTACTGGTGTAGAGAAGTTCGCTCCGAAGAAACCAACTAAGAAGACAGAAGAAGAATAAGGAATTAAATATGTTCGGTATGATCCCTCTCCCATATAAATTATTAGCAGGCGCTGCTTTAATACTTGGTGTATTCTTATATGGATACATGAAGGGATCAGCCTATGCTGAAGCAGAACTTCAAAGATTTGCTGCTAAGGCAAGCACACAAGTTGCCGAACTTGAGAAAAAGAATGCTGAAATAAGTAACAATGTAGTTACCGAATATGTTGATAGAACAAACACAATTAGAGAGAAAGAATATGTTTACATTGATACCGCCAAAAACATTGTTCCTAGCCAGTCTGTTATGTCTAACGGCTGGGTGTTCACGCACGACTCTAGTGCCACTGCCAGTGATGCCGACCCCACCAGAGCTTCTGATGCGTCCTCCTCAGGAATTACAGACACTACGGCCCTCGTCGGAATCATCACAAACTACTCCAGATGCCAGCAAAACGCCCAGCAATTGATTGCTCTACAAAAGTGGATTGCAGATAACAAAACTGAGGTTGATCGTATCAACTCCGGAAAATCGAAGAAGTAATTGTTATAAATATAGCAAACGTTTTAGCTTCTGGAGATACTTTTAATGGCTAATATTATTGAAAAAGCGAAGGCGAGACTGAAAGAGGCTCGTGGTTCTGATTACACACTGTATCACAAATCGTATACAGATGCAATCAATCATGCACTATCACACCACCAAAAGTCTGGTCTTAATGTAAGTGACGATGACAGATTTCAGCACGTTGGTGTTGGTTCTAAGAAGCCAAGCGAAGGCAATACCACTTCTGTAAGTATGCCAGCCACTCACACTAGTGGCAAGAAGCACATGGTACATGTCCAAGTATTCAACAAGGGTGGCACACACCCATATGAATTGAATACCTATTCGAGTGGCATGGGTCGTCAAGTTAAAGAAGACGCCGAGCATGTTAACTGTGGTACTCCAGAATGTTGCGGCGAATGCACTCCTCCAATCGAAGAAGCAAACGCCCATTATCCACGAGAAGGCTTTCCTAAAGAAGGCGACTATGGCTACCATTCAAATCCTGGTCTAAAGCCACAAGAGAGTGATAGCGACGAAGATATGGATAAAGCATATAAAGTGGCAAACGGCGATGAAGCTAAGAAGCCATTGAATGCACAGACGACCGAAGTCTCAAACAAAGTTGAAGAAGCATATGGCATGTGGAAGGTAGACTTTCCTAAGCAACATGCGGGTAAAGCTGTTGCTGCTGGTTCGGTACATGTTAAGGCTCAGAACACCGCTCATGCTCATAAGGTTGCAGCAAAGAGAGTCGGTGTTGACCACACTGTATTCAAATCAAAGGTAACTAAGTCTTCAATTCTTCCAGAAGAGCGCGGCGAAGACTCTAAGGGTCACTACCGCGCAACAGAAGATGGTGCTGGGTTAACTCGTAAGGGTGCTAAGGCCATGGGTATTAAGACTGCCGTTACAACTCCTCCTAGCAAGCTAGACCCTAAGGGCGAAGCTGCTGGTCGTCGCAGGTCATTCTGCGCTCGTATGGGTGGCATGAAAGGTCCAATGAAAGATGAGAAGGGCCGCCCAACTCGTAAGGCTATGTCACTTCGTCGCTGGAATTGCAACGAAGAAATCGAGCAGATAAACGAGTATGGTATTGACCAAAATGCACACAGCGTTAGTAATGGTTATACGCCGAAAACGCCACCAAAACGTCCGCCGATTGCTAAACCTACGATGCATCCTGCCGCTGAAAAACCAAGAACACCACAGAGCAGTGTTGGGTCTCTCTCGCGAATTCGTGCTGGCATGGCAAAACGTCTAAACAACAGCACGGTCAAAGAAGAACTAGGTAAAGAAGACGAATGGGGTAGTCCAGAACTTCGCAAGAAGTGGGCAGCTATGACCCCAGGTCAAGAAGGTCTTGCCGCCGACAAGATACCAGCAATGAATCCATTTTCTGGTGATGCTATCCAAGAACAACAACTCGACGAAATCTCGGCCCTAGGTGCCAAGAAGCGTTCTGAATTTGCTGCCAAACTAAGAAAGACACTTGCCGACCCGAAAAAAATCGCGAAGGCCAAGAAAGATATTGCAAAGAAAAAGGCAGTCCAGAGAGCAGAAGAACCTAAACATCTTGTTATGCAACTTCGCAAAGCAACTTCGATTGGCTCCAAGGTTAAGTTCTATGATGGTGCAGAACACCACGTGGCACCTAATCATGTAGAGAAGTTCAATGACCGCTATCACTCATTGAAATCTTCAATCGAAAAAGAAAGTCTTGTGAAGAGAGCGCATAAGTCACACGCGGACTTTATGAGAGCTATCTCAGAAGAGACAATGGGTCAGACAATGGGACCTTGCACCGACAATATCTCACCTGCAAATTACCCTTCGCCATATCAACTATCACCTTTACCTGGTTTAGAGGCCATGATTGCGGACGATGAGGCAAATCAATACACTGAGGCTGACTTGGCTGCAATTGAGGCAGATGTCACCAATGAAATTGAATCTTCTTCATGGCAAGACCTAAGTAAATACTATGATGCCGAAGAGGACGAAGACGAAGATGAAGATGAGAATGAGGGCGAACTAGATGAAGCCATCACTCCTCAGGGTCGTCTAAAGAAAAGATTTGCTGCAATGCGCAACAAGACTCGTCGCAATCTTGCTAAGAACATGGCGCTAAAGCGTATCGCTACGCCAGATGTAATTAAGGGCCGCTCAATTCGCGCCGCTCGTAGAATGGTTTACAAGCGCATTCTTCGTAACCGCGACCCATCTTCTGTATCAGCCTCAGAAAAGGCACGTATCGAAGCACAGGTAAAGCGCATGGCACCAATGGTATCAAGACTTTCGATTCGCCTACAACAAGGTGAAAGAAAGCGTGACCAGACCCGCGTGACCAACGCAAGAACAAAGAAGAGATAATATGGACGAGTTGAATACTTCCCTTAAAATTGTAATTGCAAATACATACGCTATGTATTTTAAGGCGCATGGCTTTCACTGGAATGTAGAAGGTAAAGACTTCTCACAGTTTCATGATTTCTTTTCTGGTATCTATCAAGAACTATTTGTGGCCGTAGATACCATCGCAGAAGAGATTAGAGCATTGGATGAATATGCTCCATACAATATGACCGAGCTGGCTTCTATTACTACAATCAAAGAATCTAATATCTATGGTGTAGATGTATCCGGTATGCTGGCGGACCTTAATGACGCCAATGCTTCTGTTATCGAAGCATTGAATTCGGCTCATAAATTAGCAGACGCAGAAAATAATAGAGGGTTATTAAATCTAATCGAAGAGCGTTTAGATGTTCATGCCAAGCACGGTTGGATGATCCGTGCATCCTCTAAGTGATAAATATAGAGGATAAGGAGATACTAATGTCACTCGAACAAACAATTAAAGACACAGTGATGGCAGAGTCGGTAGATTTGGATATGCGTTTGCAGCAACTAGTCCGTGCTGGACTAATGCCATCGAATACTATTCCTCTGTTGCGCAAAGCTATTACTAAGATACAAGGTGGTTATCCACTTCAAGGCGCCGAGCGCGATGTCATGGCAAACTTCTTAAATTCCATGATGTTCATTGTTCTGGGCGATGATTCTATCTTTAATAAAGCCAGAGTTGGTGCTAAGGGTTATGCTGCTGAAGAAGTTGACATGGGACAAGCAGAAAGAGGAATGCGAAGTTCGTCAAGGCACACTGGCGGTTACCATGTTGTTGACAAAGCAGGTAAAGTTGTTTCTAAGCATGCCAATCAGGGTGCTGCTATGCGGGCGGCGCTTGAGAATGATGACCATCGTGTAAAAGCAATTAAAGAAGCAAAAGAAAAGACAGAGTATGACTACGAAGGTGACATGGCAATGGGCCAACTGAAGTCAATCATTGCTAACTCGCAACGTATGCATGACATGCTTTCCGATGACACCAATATTCCTGAGTGGGTGCAGTCCAAGATTACTTTGGCAGAAGATTATATCTCAACCGCAAGCAACTATATGCAAGGTGAGATGAATGAAGAAAAAATGCCATTCGAAGGTCCATATAGAAAAGCCGGTGAGCGTAAAGACAAGTATGGTAATCCAATAAAGAATGCCC